TTCACTAAATGGTGGCCTGAAGGCGGTCCAGTAGTTCAAGTTGTAAAGGGCTCAGCCGCTCAGCGTCGCAAGCAGTTTGAGACTCCAGCAGATGTGTATATCATCAACTGGGAGTCACTAAGATCTCACTCACGTCTAGCTCCGTACGGATCAGTAGCATTAGCTCGCTGCCCTGCCTGCGGTGGACTTGACGACAGAGTTAGCGAGAATAGATGTGAAGTCCATAAGCGTGAACTAAACGAGATCGACTTCAAAGCCGTGATTGCTGACGAAATGCACCGTTCTAAGGAGCCTAAGTCTAAGCAGACTCGTGCTTTATGGGCAGCTACTGGCGATGCAAATATTCGTTTTGCTCTAACTGGTACTCCTGTTGCCAACAACGTCTTAGATATGTGGGCAATCCTGCACTGGATTTCACCTGAAGAATGGCCTAGCAAGACCAAGTGGATTGATCGCATGGTAGACACCATGATCAACGCTTTTGGTGGCATGATGGTTCTTGGAGTAAAGCCTCACATGGCAGATGAATTCCACGCAACTATTAACCCTCGTATGCGTCGTATGCTCAAGGCTCGTGTACTTCCTTGGCTACCAGAAATGATGTTCGAACGTCGTGACGTCGAGATGTCAGCTAAGCAGAAAAAAGCTTACGAGCAAATGCGTGACAACATGATCGCTGAAGTAGAGAATGGCGATGCAGTAGTCGCACCTAGCGTACTAACTCAAGCAATCAGACTTTCTCAGTTTGCTAGCTCTTTTGCAGAAGTAGTTATAGATGAAGCTACTGGCGAACCTAAAACAATTTTGGCAGAGCCATCCTGTAAAGTAGATGCTGTTATGGATGACATTAAAGAGGGAGACTTTGGAGATGATTCTGTGGCAGTTTGCGCTGTGTCGCGACAACTAATTGACCTGCTTAGTGCAAAGTTAACCAAAGAAGGAATCGCACATGGTCTAATTACCGGTGCTCAAGATGAAGACGAACGTCAGAAAGCTATTGACGACTTCCAATCTGGACGTATAAAATGGATCCTATTCACCGCACAAGCAGGTGGAGTTGGTGTCACCTTGACAGCAGCTCGCAGACTTGTTATGCTACAAAGACCATGGTCACTAGTTGATCACAAACAAGCTCTAGATCGTATTCACAGAATTGGTTCAGAGATCCACGATTCAGTGGTTGTGATGGATTACGTTACTGAGGGAACAATCGAAGAGCGTGTCATCCAAGTTCTTGAAACTAAGGCTGATAACTTTGAACAGATTGTTCGAGACAAAGATAAACTACTACAGTTGCTAAAAGACGATAAGGCTGGTAAGCTATAAAAATGAATGACGAAACTACACAAGAAGTACAACCGTACCGCCTCTCTAACTCAGAGATTCAGGTATTCAAAGATTGCAGACGCAAGTGGTGGCTTAACTACTACCGTCGTCTTATGCCAAAGAAGAGAGACTATACCGGGGCTCTTGCTTTAGGATCTCGTATCCACGAAGCTCTAGACCAGTACTACTCTTCTAATGGCACAGTGGACCTTCTAGAGGCCCACGCTGCCCTTGTAAAAAAGGATATGGAAACTTTAGTTGCAGAATACCGTGACACCTCAGACCTAGAGTCAGAGGCCGAGCTTGGTCGCATTATGCTTGAGGGCTACCTCCAGTGGATGGACGACGAAGGTATTGACTCCGAGCTAGAAATGATCTCTACCGAAGAAGTTATTGAAATGCCGATGTTTGATGGCGAAGTTATTCTTCAGGGAAAGCTTGATATGCGTGTTCGTCGTAAGATTGACGGTGTTCGTATGTTCCGTGACTTCAAGACTGTTGGTGGATCTTTTGCAGACTTTGCAAACCAAGCTCAGATGAATGAGCAGATTCTTACTTACATGATGCTAGAGCACGCTCAAAACAAAGCACCGGAAGAGCGCTCCGAGGGTGGTATCTTTACCATGCTTAAAAAGGTAAAGCGTACTGCCAATGCAAAGCCACCTTTCTACCAGCAGATTGAAGTGCGACACAACGTATTTACGATGCGCGCCTTCTGGCAACGTATCCATGGTACAGTTGCAGATCTGATGAATGTTAAGAAAGCTCTTGACGCAGGTCAGGATCCTAATTTTGTCGCTTACCCACGTCCTACCAAGGACTGCAAGTGCCAGTTCTACACTATCTGCCCTATGATTGATGATGGTTCATCAGCAGAAGCAGCTATTGAAGATATGTATGAGGTCTCCGACCCATACGGATATTACAAATCACAAGACGAAAAGAAAGGTAGTGACTAAGCATGTCAAATGTACAGCGTTCACTAACTATCATGGTCTATGGCGAATCAAAGGTTGGTAAATCAACTTTTGCAGTCACAGCACCATATCCTCGCCTTATGCTAGACGTTGAAGGTGGACATAGATTCCTACCGATCAACGTTAAGTATTGGGACCCAATGCGTGAGGAGCCACCAGTGGCTGACGGCACTTGGGATACTGTAGTTGTCACTGTACGTGACTACGACGTAGTTCTAAAAGCTTTCCAGTGGCTACAAGCGGGTAAGCACCAGTTCAAGTCCTTGATCATCGACTCCATCTCGGAGCTCCAGGTTAAGTGCATGGACAACATTGCAGGCACCGAGCAAATGAAGATGCAGCAGTGGGGCGAACTACTTCGCCACATGGGTGCTCTACTTCGTGATCTTCGTGACCTAACAATGCACCCTACTCAACCTCTTGAGGCTGTAGTCCTAACTGCAATGGCACGTGCCGACCAGAACGGTCACATGAAGCCTTACTTGCAGGGTCAACTTGCAGTTCAAGCTCCGTACTTCTATGATGTATTAGGTGCGATTGCAATTGAAAATATTCCAAACCCAGATCCTACTCAGCTGCCTTACAAGGCACGCCGTATGTACGTGGAACGTACGGACAAGTATGACGCTGGTGAGCGTGTTCAAGGCCGCCTGGGCTCTATTGTAGAGCAGCAGGACCTCGGCGTTGAGCGTATGCTCGACATGATTTTCGGTCCACAGACCGAGAAAAAGAAGTCGGCTTAGATCCCTAGCCGATTAAACCCTCAATAGTAACTATAGGAGTTATACATATGAGTACTCTCAACTGGGGCGACCTAGTCAAAGATGCTGGCGAATCTGCAAGTGGTGGAAATTACGAACCACTTCCAGATGGCGACTATGACCTAAAGGTCATCGAAGCTTCCGCAACCACTTCACAGAGTGGCAAAACCATGTTCAAGATCACCACTGAAGTTCAGGTTGGTCCTCACGCGAAACGTCGTGTTTGGGACAACTTGGTGATCAGTCCGGAGAGCTCCAACGCTCTTGGCATCTTCTTCTCGAAGATGGCTGCTCTAGGACTCCCTCGTGAATTTTTCACGAACAACAACCCAACTAATGCACAGATCGAGTCAATGCTTATTGGCCGCACGTTCCGTGCACAGATTGGATCACGCACCTGGAACGGTAGCAAGCGTAACGAACTAAAGCGTTACTACGTTCAGCAAGCTGCTGGAACTGTGTCAGCTCAGACAGCTGCTCCTGCAGCTCCTGTAGCTCCACCTGCTCCACCTGCTCCAAGCACCGCTGGAGTAGCAGTTCCACCGGCTCCACCTGCGGCCCCGTTCTAATCTGCAGTAATTGCGGGGGGCATTAGGTAAAACTAGTGCCCCCCACTAATTAAAGGTCTATATGTCAAAAATATTTTTAACTGGTATGACTGCGCCTCAGTCTTCTTTAAATGCCAATACAAAAAATTTAAGCTTCTCTTCAGTCATCAACCTAGCGTTGCAAGAAGCTGGCCACACCGTGGTTTGGGGAGATCCTAAGATTGACATAACAAAAGAAGAACTTGATTCTTATGACTCTGTAGTCGTAGGAATTGCACCGATCACTAGCCTTAGTGCAAATAGAATATACGGTGCTTTAAACATAATTAATTCTCTCTGGGGCTCAAAAAAACTGAGCTTGCTTATAGATGCCCCGAACATATCTCAGATATCAACTACGTTAAAGTCTGTAAGAAATAATCCAGATACTTTAACTAAAGAATTTTTCTCAAATAAAAAAGGCTACTCGTCTGTAGTTTCAAATGAAAAGTTAAGATCAAACATTTTTAAAGCTATAGATAAGTTGCTAGACGAAGATTGGCCAACGACCCTAATCCCAGTCTTACCTTGGAAGCAAAGCTATTCAGATAAAGAGTTAAACCTACCAGAGCTAGCTAAAAAATCAATAGCGTATATAAATCTAGACTCCTATCTTATTGAAGATCCAATTAGATCAACAGATAAAGTCGATAAGTGGGCAGCTGATCAGCCAGACTCTACTTGGACTAAAAAAATATCAAAAACTATAGAACTTCCTATATCCCCAGCAAAAATAAATAAAGGATCTACAGACACAGATGTCTTGTATCAGATCTCTAGGTCAGTCGGATTCTTATTATCACCGCATAGAAATGAAGGCACTTGGTGGTCG